CGCTACCAGCAGCTTATAGAATATTAGCAACAACAGCAACTGCACAAGTAAATGGTGGTTGGTATGTGTCAGCTGTTGGAGGATCTTATACAACACCATAATAAAATAATAATATATGAAATACGTACTAATTCAAGATTCAAATAATCCTGACATACAAATGTATTATGTAATGGATGATACAATGTCAAATGTAATAAAGGTAGTAGATTTAAATTGTAATGATTGTGTTCCACCATCAAATCATTTTGTAGCAGATACTAACCCACCATTACCACCTTGCGCTGAACAACAACCTTAAACTAGTTTATGTTAGATCTTTTTCACATACCGTCTAGTACAGAGAGTACTAAAATATTTTATGCTAGCAGTGGATCAAACTCTTGGCAAACGTGGCAAAAACCACGTGGTGCTAAGTTTATACAAATATTTTGTTTAGGTGGAGGAGCTGCTGGAGGTAGTGGATATAGAGGAGCAGTAGCTTCAAATAGAGCAGGTGCTGGCGGAGGTGGAAGTGGTGGAATTGCAAGAGTAATATACCCTGTATTCCTACTTCCAGATACGTTATATATACAAGTAGGATTAGGAGGGGCTTCTGTTGCCGGAACAATAGTAACAGCCGGAACAACAGGAACAGCAGGAGGTATAAGTTATGTATCAATATCCCCAACAACAACTGCAACATCCATAATAGCTCAGTCATCTAACGCAGGAGCCGTTGGTGGAGCAGCAGGAGCAAATCAAAATGCAAACGCTGGCGGTGCAGCAGCAACTATATGGGCAACAGGATCTGCTCCCTTTACATCATTAGGTATTTTAAACTTGGTAGCAGGTGTTGCTGGAGGAGCATCGACACATGCAAATACGTTTGCTATAACAAACATACAAGCATTAAGTCAAAGTATAGTAACGGGTGGGGCAGGAGGAGGATCAACTAACAACACAACAGTAGGTAGCTATTTTGCAACAGCCGGTGGTAGTATATTAAGTGCAAGTGTAATCTTAACAACCAATATACCAGGTGGATTAACAGGCTCAGTAATAGGGGCAGGTAATCCTGGAAATAATGGATACGGCAACTTATCACCATTTTGTGGAGTAGGAGGATCAGGAGGTTCAGGACAAGCTAGTGGATCTTTTACAGCAGGTAGAGGAGGTGATGGGTGGTACGGTTGTGGAGGAGGAGGAGGTGGTACTTCTGTAGCAACAGTCGGAACTGGAGGAGCAGGTGGTAAAGGAGGAGATGGTTTAGTAATTATAACAACAATATATTAATGTTAGATTTATCATACTTTCAAAATAGTGGTAATGTAAATACACAAACATTTACAAATGCAGGCTCTTGGGTAACATGGATTAAACCAAGGGGTGCTAAGTTTGTGAATATAATGTGTATTGGAGCAGGAGGAGGTGGTGGTGGTGGATTTGTTGGAGCTACAAGAGGTGGAGGTGGCGGCGGTGGTGGTGGAGCAGTATCTAATGCTTTAATACAGGCATCAATACTCCCCAATATATTGTATGTATATGTTGGCTCCGGTGGAGCAGGTGGACAAGGTGGTACACCAGCAACATCAGGAGAAAGAGGAGAACGATCATTTGTAACTTTAATACCAAACACAGGATCTGCAGCTAATATAGTAAGCACATCTGGAACAGTAGCAGCAAATAGTGGCAGTGCTGGTACAACTGCTGGTGGTCTGGTGGGTGCTAGTGAAACAGTTGCAACAGTTGCAAGTGCTATTTTTCTATCATTAGGAACATTTCAAACATTCGCACCCCTGGCTGCATCAGCTGGTGTTTTTAGTGGAAATGTAGCAAATATACTACCAACAACACTTACTATGGGTGGTCGTGGTGGTGGTGGAGGTAATGGTGGCGTTGGTGGAGGTATTACAGCAACTGGACCTATACCAACAATTCCACAACCCCCATTCGGATCAGGGGCAGTAAATGGTGGCAGTGGTGGTAATGGAATAGCCTTAACAAAACCAGTAATGATTTTCACAGCAGGGGCAGGAGGATCTTGTGTACAAACTGCAGGAACTGGACAAGGAGGAAATGGAGGTAGTGGTGCAACAGGATGCGGAGGATCAGGAGGCGGAGCAGGAGCGGCAGTTGGGGGAGGTAATGGTGGAAGGGGTGGCAACGGATTAATAATGATAACAACAAGTTTTTAATAATATGTTAGATATATTTAATATACCTGAACAACAAGATAACGTAAAAATATTTTACGCTAGAGGAACTACTGATTGGCAAACATGGCAAAAACCAAGAAACTGCAAGTTTATTTGGATGATGTGTATTGGTGGAGGAGCAGGCGGTGGTGGTGGACCACGCGGTGCAGTAGGTGCTGGAGCAGGAGGAAGTGGTGGGGTAGTAAGAGCCATATTCCCGGCAAACGTATTACCTGACACACTATATGTACAACCGGGATTAGGAGGCGGGGGTGGCGCCGGGGGTAACGATACTAATATTTTTAATCCAGGAGGATCAGGAGGAAGAAGTTTTGTTTCAATAGCAGCATCCTCAGCAACAGTAATAAATTTAGTTTGTGTTTCCGGAGCAACACCGGCTGCTTCTAATTCCGATAATCAACCCGGAGCAGGCGAAACTATAGCAACCGTTGCTAATGCCGGCCTACTTAGTTTAGGAAATTTTACATCAACAGCAGGACAATCTGGTGGAACCGATGTTACACCACTAACATCCACAATAACCTGTGGTGGATGTAGAGGAGGTAGTAGTGTATCAGGAATTCCTGGTAATATATTATCTGTAGATTTAGGAATTTTTACGACTCCTACACTGCTAGGAGGAATACCAGGAGGAACAGTAGCAGGAAATGGTGCCTCCGGAGTAGCTAACTGGAAGCCATTATATTTTTTAGGAGGAGCTGGTGGTGGTGGTGCAGCTATTACTGGAGGGAATGGAGGTGACGGATCTTATGGATGCGGCGGAGGAGCTGGTGGAAGTGCACTCTCAGCTGCTAGTGGAGGAATTATCGGAGGTAACGGCGGTAAAGGCGGAGACGGGTTAGTAATTATAGCAACTTTCTAAAATAAATTTGGTTGTCTCCTATTTCTTGTATATATTTATATCAAATAAAAAACAATTAAATTATGTTATTTTTCATTATTGCCTTAGTTGCTATTGTTGGTATAGCATTTTATGTTACTAAAAAAACCAAATCCAAACCTACATCTTTTCTAGCTCCTGGAGAGATATTAATTGCTGACCCCATTGAAGTAACCCCAATAGAACCTAAGGGAGAAATTGATTTGGGAACACCAAACCCACCAAAGTTTGAAACTTCTGGAGAAACAGAAATTACACCTGCTGAAGCAGAACCTGTAAATACAGATACCCCTAAGATGACAGCTAAACCAAAGAAAAAACCACAATCTAAAAATAAACCAACTACTAAAGTAGATGCTTAAGATAGTAGAGATAGCTAAAGCATGGATTGCTGCTGCTAATCCTACAGCTGAACAACAACAAATAGCAAACCATAGAATATCAGTATGTGCAAAATGTCCGCATAGAAAGTATGTAGAAGCCATTGATACTCATACCTGTGGATTATGTGGTTGCCCATTAAGTAAAAAAATATTTTCACCCCTACCCGGCCCAGAGGCATGTCCTGATAAGCGCTGGAAAAAATAAACAATAAAGATTATGTCTGAAACAAAACAATTAACACCAGAAGAATTACAACAAATCCAAGATATGCAAACACAATATAATAAGTTTGTATTTGAATTGGGTAGTATTGAAGCACAATTACAAGCATTATTGCAACAAAAAGTTGTAATAGAATCTGAAAAAGATGGTATTGTAAGTGATCTTAAAACATTAAGCGAACAAGAAAGAGTAATGGTAAGAGATCTTCAAGAAAAATATGGTGTTGGAAATATTAATCCTCAAACAGGCGAAATAACTCCATTCTAACTTCGATTACTTCTGCGTTTTGCATATCCCTATAGATATTTATTACTAGATAAATAATAAATTAATCTTAAATAAAATTAAATAAAAATGGCAGAAGTAATTATCTCCCCGGGCGTGTTCCAACAAGAGACTGATCAAAGTTTCTATAACGCCACACCACAAGTAGTAGGCGCTGCTCTTGTAGGTCCAACAGTATTAGGCGTTCCTTTTGTACCAACTTATGTTACTAACTACAACCAATATAAAACGTTGTATGGTGAAACATTTAAGAGTGGTTCATATTATTATGAATATTGGACATCTTTAGCAGCAAAAGAATATTTTGCTAATGGGGGTCAAACAATGTTAATAACTAGAATTATTAGTGGTAGTAGTAATATAGCTGCTTCTACTTATGCTTCTGCTTCTGTTACTGCTAGCAATGCTCCATCAAATTCATTTGTTCTTGAAACATTAGCTTGGGGTAACCAAATGAATAACTCAGGTAGCCAAACAAGTGGTGCCTTAGATAATGGTACTGCTCAAAATGTTCGTTGGGAAGTTGCTTATTCTGATACTGGTAGTGGTGTATTTACTCTTTTAGTTAGAAGAGGTGATGATACAACTGCTCAAAAGAATGTATTAGAAACATGGTCTAACATGAGTTTAGATCCTCAATTACCTAACTATATTTCTCGCGTTATTGGTGATTTAAAACCAATTCCAGATATAGCAACAGGTGTTATAACATATACAGGCGACTATGCTAATAAATCTGCATATATTCGTGTAAAATCAGTTCCAACTCCATTTGCTGATTCAATTGACAACAATGGTAATTTTAAATCTTCTTCATATGCTGCTTTCATGCCAGCTATAGGAAGTGGATCATTAGGTGGTGCTTTTGCTGGTGGCCTTGCTGATACAAATGTTACTAAAAATATGTACGAATCAGCTAGTGTAACAAATATCCAAGGATTTGCACCTGCTGATTATATTAATGCTTTTAGATTCTTAACAGATAAAGATAACTACCAATTTAATGTGTTATTAGCTCCAGGTATTGGATTAAGTATTGCTGATGCCTCTAATGCTGCTATTACCACTGTAGAAAACAGAGGTGATGCTGTATGGATAGCAGACGCTGGTATGTATGGTACTGGAATTGCTGCTGCTGTATCAAATGCTGGTAACTTCTTAAGTAACTACGCTGCAACATATTACCCTTGGGTTTCATTATACTCAGCAGGATTAGGTAAAACAGTATGGTGTCCTCCATCAACAGTAATTGGTGGTGTATTAGCATATAATGATTCAACTACAGCTGAGTGGTTTGCACCAGCAGGTCTTAACCGTGGTGGTATTCCATCAGTAGTTGCTCCTGAACGTAGAGTACAACAAACAGATCGCGATACATTATATATTGGTAGAGTTAATCCATTAGCTACCTTCCCTAACGTTGGAGTATGTGTATGGGGTCAGAAAACACTACAGAAAAAACCAAGTGCTCTTGATAGATTAAACGTTCGTCGTTTGTTAATCGCATTGAAAGGATTTATAGGTGGTATTGCTCGTACATTAGTATTCGAACAAAACACAACTGTAACTCGTAATAGATTCTTAGCTCAAGTTAATCCATACTTATCATCAGTAGTACAACGTCAAGGTTTGTATGCTTATAAAGTGATTATGGATGCTACAAATAACACACCTGATGTTATTGATCGTAACCAATTAGTAGGTCAAATTTATATTCAACCAACTAAGACTGCTGAGTTTGTAATCTTAAACTTTAACATTCTTCCAACTGGCGCTACATTCCCTGCATAGGGGATGTAGTTCCATATATTTATTGGTAACAAATTGAAACACAAATAAAATTTAAAATAAAATGGCAGTATTAGATCCAAATGAAATAATGTTTACAGCGTTTGAACCCAAAGTGGCCAATCGCTTTATCATGTATATAGACGGTATCCCAGCATACTTAATTAAGAAAGCAAAAGCTCCTGCTTTTAATGCTAACGAAATCATATTAGACCACATCAACGTTTACCGTAAAGTAAAAGGTAAAGTAAGATGGGAAGATATAACTCTTGAATTATACGACCCAATCACTCCTTCTGGTGCACAATCAGTAATGGAATGGGCTCGTTTAGCACACGAATCAGTAACAGGCCGTGACGGTTATTCTGACTTTTATAAGAAAGATATAACTTTGAACGTATTAGGTCCTGTAGGTGATATCGTAAGTGAGTGGGTAATTAAAGGTGCTTATTGTAAGCAAGCTACCTTTGGTGACTACGATTGGGCTTCTGGGGAAGCAGCAATTGCTCTTAGCGTAACTATCGCTATGGACTATTGCGTATTGAACTTCTAAGGAAAAACCACTAAATATAAAAGAAGCATTTGCCTTTTTGGCAAGTGCTTTTTTCTTGCATATATTTATATACGAACAAAATAAAATAAAAATACGTTTATGGCAGAATTAAAGTTACCAACAGAAAAAGTTTCATTACCTTCAAAAGGTTTATTGTACCCAAAAGAATCACCACTTGCAAAAGGTGAAATTGAAATGAAATATATGACAGCACGTGAGGAAGATATTCTTACTAATGCTAATTATATTCGTCAAGGTGTTGTAATTGATAAATTATTACAATCACTAATTGTTACTCCTATTAATTATGATGAATTGTTAGTAGGCGATAAAAATGCAATTTTAGTTGCAGCTCGTGTTTTAGGTTATGGTAAAGATTATAGCTTTAAATATACTCAAAATGGACAAGAGATAGAAGCGGTTGTTGATTTATCTAAACTAAACGAAAAACAATTAGATGAAACATTATTGAAAAAAGGTGTAAATGAATTTTCATTTAATTTACCAAAATCAGGTAATGTTGTAACATTTAAATTGTTAACACACGGTGATGAGAAAAAAATTGATGCTGAAATTAAAGGATTACAAAAAATCAATCCAAACGCTACAACAGACGTTACAACAAGATTAAAGCACATCATTACCTCTATTAATGGTGATCGTGATCAAAAATCAATTCGTGAATTTGTAGATAATTATTTATTAGCTGTTGAAGCTAGAGCATTACGCGAATACTATACTAGAGTAACCCCAGATATTGACCTTAAGTATTACCCAGAAGATTCAGATTATACAGGGGAGGGTATAACTGTTCC